TTCATCCGGTTCATTAATTACCAGCACAAGGGTTTTGTATCTGTTTTGCGCGTCGATGATGCAGTAATGTTTATAGTACATACTTTCGCCCTCCTTCACATAAAATATGGCTTATCCCACCCAAAAGGATACCCCCCAAAGCGATACACCACCGCCCGCAAAGTCCTTTATATAATGTGGTTGGCAAAGAGATATTACCCCATTCTTGATTTGTAGCGCAGCCCCATCCCCATGATTGGTATCATATAATACCACAATTGGGAGATAAACCGTTCCAGACGGATAAAACCCAGCCGGGAGTGTAGCAAATGGCACATCCGGCGAAATAATCGTGTTGCTTTCCGAGGTCACATAGCCAATCAAATGCACGAATCCAAGCGTGTCCTTGCAGTATTTCGGCCTTGTCCCACTGTAATTAAAGCCAGCATTAATCGGCAATTCAATCCAGTTTTGATTTACATCCGCCTTTTCCGCCAAGCTTATGTTTATTTCGGCTTCGGTGAAATATCGATCATCGTGGGTATGGGCTGCGGGCGTAAAGCTGGACGGTTTGTTTGTCAAATCGGCGTAGCTGCCGCTCCATGCCACGGCTTTTAAGTCTGCATACATCCTGGCGATCTTGCCCAGGATAATTGCCAGGGTATCGCCATTGGTAATATTCGCGCGGGCCGCTGCCTGCGCAAACGCAGGTTTGATACCTGTCAGCTTTGCGGGATTGATTGCCGGGTTTGGATAGCTCCCCTGTAAATCGCCGCCTGCCGTGCCGTCGCCCAAAATCCCGATTAAGGCAGCAATATTCAGCACCGCTTGATCGAGAGCGGTTTTATCTTCCTTCGACATCAATCCATCCTGATCAGACGCAGCGGTGTCAGTGCCTGCTTTGCTGTCAGCAATGCTCTTGACTGCCGCAGTATTGACGATCAGGCGGGAAAATATCTCGTTAAACATGTCTGCATGGGCCGGTGTCATGGTCGTCGGTCTTAGAATATTGGATGCGTCATAAACTGGATTCTCCGGAATCGGATAAGGTTCACCCATTGTATCCTGCCAGGAATTATGTACCTCTGCCATAAATATCCCCTCCAATTAAAATTCCATATCGAAGGTAAAGGAAAACTCCACATCGTCATCCTTCTGCTTCACATACATTGTTTTAATTGCAACAAAATTCCCCTCTGTATCGACCAACCCCATTTCGGAAAATTTTGTTTTGGCTTGTTCATCCTCCGGGATAACAATTACGAATCGCGCCGTTGTCTCCACCGGGAAGGCGACAGGCTTCTGTACCGCATACCGGCAAACCTCATGCTTCAAATCCTCCTGTTCCACATCCGGGGCAATAGGCTCCCCGCTTTCGTTCACCCCGCCGTCTCCCAGGGCGATAAAGGCGACTGGCGGGATTGTGTCAATTACGCCTGCCGTTAATTTGGCCAGCGCAATCCGCCGCGCTTTTGTAATGATGCTGTTTTTCTCCGCCAAAATAATCCCTTCCTTCCATGATTTAAAGATCGCTTGTGATGATATCCGCGTTCAACAGCCGCTCGCCATCAAGATTGCGGGAACCGTCCAGACGCCACATGTTGTTTCGGATGAGGCCGGCCTTAATACACGGGCTGGCATTTGCAGACGCCCGAAAAGCGCACGCCCGCAATACGCCGCCACGTATAAACACAGTCCCAAGCCGCCCCCCGCCGTCCAGCCTGTGGGAACCGTCCAACATCATCGTTTGCGGGCTGTATACATTGTTTCGGGTCCGCACGGCAAAACAGGACAATTTTGGTATGTCCCGCTGCTCAAATCCGGCTCTTTGCATGATGGTCATATATACCGTCATCTGGAGTGGCATCCGTTTTCGGTGATGCAAATCAAATTTCTCAAAATGCGCACCCCGGTCCCAAACACTGGACAATATCCACTCCCCGTTTAAGCCCCGGCTGCCGTTCAGCCGTATTTCATGCATCCCCCATACGCTTAAACGGGTCCGCATTGCAAGCCGCCATGAAAATCCGATTTCGAGCCGCGCCGCGGCTTCGATGATCATCGTGATTTTTTCCAGGTGGGAACGCAGGGACTTATAGAATTCAACGGCCTTTCTGATTTCTTTGGCCGGAATGGAAACGGGCATATCCTGATCGTACAACAGTATTTTAAAGTAATACGGATTCCCGCCATACTCAAACCATTCTTTAATTTGTGAATTGGAAAATACAGCACCCACCGCAGTTTTAACAGCGTAAGGCGTCCCCATATACCGATGCACTTTGACATTGTCTCTGATAATCTTTTTCTTTATATTTATCGGCCAGGAGCAATCATACCAATCCACATGGAGGTCATGGGCTAGAACATCAAGGGTTTCTTCGTCCAGTTCGTCGATACGGGAATAGATGATATTTCGGTTTATCAGTCGCGAGTTGACCTGTAATTGCTCCGCTACAGTCTGCGCCAGCGTAATCATTTTCGGGTCATTTTTCAACGCCGGGGGAAGCGAACGTGTGAAGTCGATAGAATAAATATCGTTGTTATTCACTCTCCGTCCCTCCATACACAACCGCCGTTTCTTCAATTAGCGCAACGGCGTTTTCGGGAACGATGGTATCAACGGGAGAACGCACCTTGACGCGCTTTGCCCCTGCCTGCATAAGCAGGGAAGTCAAATAAGACGGGTTCACGTCCCGCCCCATCTTTGCGCCTTGCCATTCCTTGAACGCCTGCACCGCCGCCGCGATATTTTCCGCCACCGTTTCGCCGCTTATCGTACCGCCCTCTTGTGTCCAGTAGGTAAAATCAATGTCATAAGGCACGATTTCCGGGGCGGAAACCGTGACGTGATCGGTCAGCGGGCGCACTTTTTCGGCGTTCAGGATTTCCGAAACCGCTTTCAAGATTTCTTCCTCTGGCAGTTCTCCGCCTGCCAGCAGAATCCTTACATCCACTTCTCCCGGCTCCGGTGACGTTGCCTTTACGTCTACGATCAAGGCCGACGCGGATTTTGCAAAATACTCATATCCGCCCATCGGTCCCGCCGTGGAAAAGGTTTCCACGCTCTTACGCAGCCGCTCATAAAAGGCCGCGTCGCTCTCTTTATCCGCACCGCCTGCACTTTTCGTTGTGTTCGACACGCTTTGAAAATAGGGGAACACGTCAACCGCCTGTTTGATCTGTCCCGGAACAAAACCGTTCCCGATTTCTCCTGTCTGCGTACATTCCGCTGCCACGTCGCCGGACAATTGGCCTGCCGGAATGATCAGATCGTTTAGTGTGGCAAACACAATGTTGCCGTCCGATGTGGCGCGTGCCCCCGCTGGGATGACGGTTGCGGATTCAAGTTTGATGGACAGTGTATAACGCAAGGTGGTTTTCGCCTTTTCCGGTTCCAGCCTGTATGTATCTTTGAACAGTTCTGCGAGGGAGTCTAAATATTTGCCCTCTGCATAACGCGGGACGTTCTGCCGTGCCGAAAAGTCGATGTTTACCCGCTCTTGAATGATGATATCCGCCACCCAAAGGATAAACAGGCGCGCCGGGTCCGCCGGGTACAGCGTCCGGCCCGTGAATTTTTCATACGATGTTATCAGCGCCGTTACAAGGGTTTCCGTATCCGTATCGACAAAGTGAATGTCGGGATATTCTCTAATCTTCATCGTTAAGTATATTCACCTCCACCCGCGGTATTAGCATCCCCGGTGCGTCCCCTTGTTCAAAGGTCACGTTTTCCACTTCAACCCGCGGCTCGTATTTTTCTATCGCGTCCAAAATTTCCGCCCGAAACAGGGATTCCGCCACCGGCAAAGGCTTATCTACGAACCGCTGAGAAAGCCCGAAATCCCTATCAAGCGGGACAGTAAATTTCGGCGTGGAAAGCAGAATGGAAAGATTCTGTAAAACTTCTTCCTCCCGCGTTTCAGGCGCAAGGTTTATCTTACTGCCCATATAGGCTTTCACAGCGTACACCGCTTTTACCTCCCTGCATACTCTTTTAGTGAAACGCTCACTTTCGCGCTAATCACACGGCCTCGATGGTCGAACCGCTCCAAATCCTTTGAAACCTTTGTGCATACCATTTTCCCGTATGATTTTCCCCCAACAATCAAACGTGCAACCCTGCCATTTTTCGCCGCGCTGTCAAGTTTTCGGATTTCGTTTGACGGGTCAACGCCCAGCATTATAGAAAAGAACATGGAAAATGAAATACTGTCCGCATCCCTGCCGGTATACTCCAAAAGAGCGGTTTTTAAATGCCGGTCGTGGGTC